TGAAGTAAAGTAAGTAATTAATTAGTTTTATTTGGTAACCGCTAGCGGTTACCAAATCGGTTTTCACGAGGATGATTGGCACTTTTTTCTTAATCTTCATCATCATCAGAAAATTCTTCAAAGTCTGATACACTTATACCACGATAATCACTTAATTCCTCTTCACTGTCTTCTTTGTTTTGTTCTTCTTCTTCATCGCTTGATTCATCACTTGAAGAATAATAACAAAAACTCGATTCACTATCACAGTCGCTATCTTCACTCGATGGATTATATTCATCTTCACTCGATTCATCATATTCATCAGTATCAGTAGATTTATACCCATCATCGATTTCTCCACCGATTATGCTTGCTACTTCATCACTGGAATCATATCCATTATCATCATATTCATCAGCAACGAAGAATACAGCAACTGGTTCAACAGCAACTGGTTCATCATCATCGGAATCACTGGATTCATCATCACTATCATCACCGGAATCATCACTGGATTCATCATCACTATCATCACTGGAATCCAATGATTTACTCCAGTCTTCATCACTGGATTCATCACTGGAGTCATCCTTCCATGAAGGATCAGAGATGGTTGCTAAAAAGATGTCGTAATCATCTTTATATGAAGCAACCGAAGAGACTGAAGCAACCGAAGAGACTTGGACTGTATCTTTCAACACCGACATTATATCTTTAATCATTGACATTGTATGTTTCAGCATTGACATTGTTGTCACATAAAATATTGGTGATATTTTTAGATATTTTACTTTCAAATTTTTGACGCTACTGGTCAACTTATCTATTAATACTTTTGAGATAAATGTACATTTATCTAACAAAATGAAATTTATTACCATGTATCCATTCGTGTTTCGAATAGTCTTTTAATATCCTGAGTATATCTTCATCTCCAATATCACCTCTATCCAAACCATGATTGACAACATCCTCCATTCGTTCTAATAAGTTATCAAGTACAATTACACCTAACAACTTATTGAGCTGATTGAAAATGAATGCTTTATTGTACTCGTACTGTTCGAGATTGAATTCAAATGTGTCGTCAAACCCTTTTACACTGTTGACCAAACGTACCATATGACCAGAAAGACACATGTCCTCGCTATCTTCCATCTCTTCCATGAGTCTCTTTGTCAAGGATGTCTTCTCCTTGTGAGTCGTGATGTATAACCACACGGACGCGAAAAGACTAGGCATGTGAATTCCGTTCACTAGATTATCCGTTTCAATGACATTGAAGAAAGAATGGACAAACGGTCTGGTGTAAGCACATGGGTGCTTATCCATGATTTCCCGGGCAGCCTGAGCAGCAGGGGTCGTGAAAACGTGTACATTCTGAGGGTTGTGGTAGAGTGTTTTGACCGGAAGACGCATCCATTCACTGAAGGCGTCTTCGAACATGTAGATAACATGGTAATTATTCGAAGACAATAGCTCCTCGCAATACAAATGTAAAGACTTGAGCACGTCATTCATCAACAGTATACTCATCATGTCGTCGTTGGAAATAACGTCCAGCAATTCTTTGTACATTCGTATACGTACGTCGTGATTCAAAAACTTTTCATTGCTAAGTAAGTTCATCAAATCCTTGAAACGAGAACTGAAAGGTCGAGATTGAAAATGATCGTAGTATTCCATAATACATTCATAATTATACCGTACTAAAGTTAAACCAATCATTATAATTATGCTTTGAGGTCAAACTAAGGATGGAAAAGATGATTTATATGGTTATATGCGTAAAGATAATAGATAAAAATGGCTTTTGATGACATACCCGTGTCTACGCAGACTTTCACTGTACGAAGTAATATTCAGAACATAGAACTCAATCAATTCTATGATGAAATTCAAGCCTCTTCTCCGAGAACGGATTCGGTTGGATTCAGCGAAGCAGCCATCCTATGTGTTAAGTATAAAGAACAAAGAAAAGGAAGTGACCCCGAGAAAGACCTGAAGACAAAACGAAAACGATCCGTGTCTAAAGAACAAGAAGTCCCTAAGACAACCAACTTTCTGAATTGCGTAACCCTCATTGTTCAGATCGAAAAACGTATTAATATTAAGATATTCAGGAATGGCGTTTTCCAGCTCACAGGATGCAAGAACATTGATAACGTCCAGCGATGTATCAACCTGATATTGAATGAATTATCAAAAAGTACAACAAAATGCTTTCAATTTGAAGAAGGTTACGACGACTTTGTTATTTACATCAAGTCAGCTATGAGAAATATCGACTTTGACCTCGGTTTTAAAGTCAACCGTACTCTGTTAGCGAATCGTTTGACTTGTAAATATGCGGAAGACGACGACGTTATCATACCCGACGCGATAGGCAATAAGATGGATGTGAAGATTAAGATTCGTATCAATCGTGAGGAACTAGAACGTTTACTTATAACTAAAATAACTCATCCTACTCATCCAGACTTTAAAAAAGAAGAAGTCATGTACAAAGATTGTCTTCATATCATTGAACCTAGTAAAAAATTAGAAACAAAATTAAAGGACAAGTTCATTAGCATTTCAGTCTTCCAAAACGGTAAAGTCCTCCTATCTGCGATGGACGCATCCATTCAAGAAAAATATTACAAATGGTTCACATGTCTGATTAAGGAAATTGAAAAAGATATAAAACAACCCGTTTCCCCAAAAAAGACATTCATGGTTTTTAACAACCGCAAACAATCCAAAATTGACATTTAGATAACATGATAGTACGTAATCCTAATACTCATTAATTTTTAGTACAAAAATGGTGCTCAATAGTTGTTCGGTGCTCAATAGTTGTGTTGTTGTAATATAAGGTTATATGTACCTAGTTTTTTACTCTTTTATAGTTGTTATAACCACTAGTGGTTATAACAGTCAAACTAACTAAGATAGAAGTGATACATTTGAATACTGCTCTAATCAACAATTTGAAGCATGTAATACGAATGTAACATTTGAACAGTCTCATCCTCGTCGAAACATATATCGATTCCGTCATCGAGTAAGAAGGCGTACAAACTATCAGTTTCATCAATTGATGACACGGTCGTCATAAAAAAGATTAAGGGTTGCTTTGTCATGAACATTGTACCTCTTATGAACTCGTCGTCTATATCGAAACCGTAGTTGATCCTCATATGAGCGTAAGCGTAATATACACGCTTATCACCCCCGATAAACCTAAACGAAACGTTGTAGAGGCTATCGCCAGTGTCGTCGTCATCGTCGGATATGTCCGCGCTGTAAATCCTATCAACATCGTCCAAATGTATAATTCCAGAATACACTTCCTCAAAAGGTGTAGTAAAAGTCTTAAAAAGACTCTGATAATCAAGAATATCCTCAAGATATTCTGATAGGTTATTCAACGTAACTGAAGGAACTAAAGACTTGAACAACATTACGATTTTATCTGTATTTGCCGTTTAGACATAAAATTCAATATTTGTTAGCAACCATGAAAGTTGAAAATACTTGTGGAATAGCATGGAACAATATAAGAATCATGATTAAGAATACATCCAGCCATCATTCAGATGACGCAGGTGAGTCGAAGAAACGTCGATGCTATGGGAATCCGAATAGCATCTTCGATAACGTCAGTCCAATTAATGAGAAGGATCAGGGCGTCCAAGGTGCCGTATTCAAATGTATATGGAAGAATAAAGCTGCTATTATGAAGGTATCCAATCATATAGATTTTGTACTAGAACTTGAGGAGGAAGCTTGGTCTCGTTTGAAGAATCTTAACTGTATACATTTCTGTGAAGTTCTGGAGAAAATACCCATTAAACCAGGCGAACGTCGGTACTGTCTCTTTTATAAAGAGATACTGAATAATAATCGTAACGACTCGCTAGCAAACCTTATTTACAACGAGGCACACCACCCCAATGCACTCCTTAACTGCGTACGACAAACACTTGCAGCTATAGTCATGTTTGAGGAGTTAGGTATAACTCATTACGATCTGCATGCAGATAACACAATGGTTGCAGATGCCGAATACGACGTACATGTGTATAAGTTCGGAGATAGAATTGTACCTATTAGGACATATGGGATAACACCTGTAATTATCGACTTTGGTATGGCATATATTCCGAATACTCGCTATAAAACAACGTGTGTGTTCGCAAAAGAAGGCTACACAACTTTCATGTCGGATCCGATCGTTGATAGCCGTTTACTTCTTATGACGGCTATCAACGATCTCAAGGACCTATCTAAAGGTTTAAAATCTTACACCCGAAGAATGTTCAATGCTCAATACAAAGACACTTGCACAGTAGTTGATAAATTCATTAAAAAGACAGAATTAATATTCACCCCACTGAAGCTAGAAAGTACCGGCTGGTATAAGACCGAAAACATGTTCCCCAACATCGTAGAAGAACTGATAAACCAGTTGCCATGTAAGCTTAAGACATCGGACCATGGCATCTTCAAACCCGATAACATTGATTGGATTATAGAATTACTTCAATATGAGATTACAATCCCCATTACTCAGAGTAAACCCAATACACCGTCATTCGGTAAAGCTACATGCATGCTGGCAATAAATTGGAAGAAGCTCGTAGAACCCGTAATTCGCAATACACGTGAGGAGCAGCTTTTCTTCAAGGATCTCGTGTCCATCCCCCACGACGCTGACATCAGCGTCTACATAAACATGAGACATCGATACCCAAAGATCAAGAATATCAAGGAATTAAAGAGATGTGTCAAAATTATGGGTGACGCACTCAATAATTTCTTATACGAGAAGATGGTAAAGGTACAAAGCATCAAGGATGCTTTGTACGCGAAGCTCCCGTACAGGACCACTTTAGATATTTTGCACACCTTGCCTAGTGTGCCAAACAAGTACGTAGAAGGTATGACCATAATCGTTATGGATCCAACATCACCTAATCACAAAGAAATGGTTATAGACGATACGTTGGCTAATATGCTGAACAAGAATGAACAGGAAACATTCAAAAAAATATTGTGTTAAATGAAAACAATGAAGAAACACACTGCGTTCATTATCAAGTTCCTGAAGAACTATGAGGAACAGTGTCCTGGAATCGTCAACGCCTGGTGCTCTAACGATAACCAGGAACAATTTCGCAAGTTTCGCAACGTCAACGAGAATAGAGAAAAGAGGCGATGCACGTGCTACATACTTTTCTGCATCAAAAGACGTCCCGAACTGAAGGAGTTACATTCATACCTCCCTAACACTAAGATCACGTCCATGCTTGCAAGTGAATGGCGTGAACACAGGGACAAGAAGGACGATGTCTACATGGAGTTCAAGAGAGCAGACGATAAGCAGGTCTTTTTCATGAAACACAAAACAGAGATATGTGAAAAGTATACTCACCTGACAGACAAGGAGGTTGACATGGCTCTTGAAAAAATGTACGACCAAGTTATGAAAATCAGATTATCAGAACCTCGAAATTGATTTCCAAACTGTTGTGATCCTGAAACATTATGAGTTAACATTACATCATTTTATCTAAAAATGAAAAAGAGTCTTTTAGACAGATTGAAAGATGGTGTTGTAGTGGGAGACGGTGGCTACGTAGTTGCCCTCGAGAAACGTGGCTATGTGAAGGCTGGTCCCTGGACTCCTGAGTGTGTAGTGGAACACCCAGAAGCTGTTCTTCAACTACACAGAGAGTTCGTACGCGCAGGAGCCGACGTAATTCAGGCATTCTCGTTCTACGCGAGCGAAGACAAACTGATCAATAGAGGTAACATAGCCGGAAGTATCCATTCTGTCGACAAGATTAATAAGGAAGCGGCGGATCTTTCTATTAAAGCTTCATCCGAGGCCGAAGGAGATCTCTCACCCCTTACATCAGGTGGTATTAGCCAATGCCCTTCGTACCTTAATGGTGATGGAAAGGTTAAAGTGAAGAATGAGTTTATTAAGCAATTACGTCACTTCAGGGATCTTGATTTCCTCATATGTGAATATTTTGAACACATTGAAGAAATGGAATGGGCTATCCAAGCATGTAAAGATGTAATTGCTGATGAAATCAGGGAGGGTCTTCCAAAGAAAGCTATTTGTGCATCGATGTGCATTGGCCCTGAAGGCGATCTACATGGCGTATCCACAGGTGACTGCGCAGTCCGTATGGCGAAGGCAGGTGCTAACGTAGTCGGTGTCAATTGCCATTTTGATCCGTTTATGTCGCTTGAGACTATACAACTCATGAAATACGCTCTTGACGATGAGAATCTTCTCAATAAAGGCTCTCCTAAAGTGGGTAAAGGTAAACAAGCAGTTCCTTCTCATATGAATAGAAAAGTATACTTGATGTGTCAACCACTTGCGTTTCACACTCCCGATGCTGGCAGGCAAGGTGTTATTGATTTACCCGAGTTTCCATTCGCCCTTGAACCGCGTACTTGTACGCGATGGGATATTCACAAGTACGCCCGGGATGCGTACAAGATGGGAATCCGATACATCGGTGGTTGCTGTGGATTCGAACCCTATCACATAAGGGCTATATCCGAGGAACTCGAAAATGAACGGGGTAGAATATGTTGTTCAAGTGGCAAGCACGACAAGTGGGGGGCTGGTTTGATGATGCACACGAAACCATGGGTTAGGTCTAAAGCCTCTAAAGCCTACTGGAAAGAACTTGATCCCGCATCCGGTCGTCCATATTCACCCGCATTAAGCGAACCAGATGAATGGGAGGTAACACGGGGTCATAACATGCTTTCTCAGCACAAAGAAGCAACGACAGATGCAGAGATGGAGAAAGTATTCAGATTCGCAGAGGATAAAGATAATGCAAGTGATTCGTCTAAGTAATAGAGAGGTCATCTGTAAGATTATATTGAGGAGTAATAAAATGAAAAGGTGGTTAATCATTCTTACCATTGTATTTACGATAGCTGGTATCGTTATGGTTTATTTTGATTGGGATAGAACTATCCGGTTAGGTATGTCGTCTATGGATGAGCTCATCAATGTATACAGCATGAAACCTAAGAGTAAAACTAGACGCGTAGTTGCTGTTATAGACTGTGATGACGGTGTGAACAACGGATCCGTATGTGATAAGACACTTAAATCGATACTGGATCAGAGTATACGACTTCATGATATAGCGGTTCAGACCAATACACCTCAGAAGATAGATCAAGATCTTTTACGGGTTGTATCTATTCACAGAGTGGGGACAGAACTAGTACGTGAAATGGAAAGAGACACTATTGTCCTCGAATTACAAAATGGAAAGGAGTACCCGTTTGACTATGTAGAGAATCAGATTGAAATGCATGGCTAATACATGGCTAAATTTTATTTCATTACATCACGATGTAATGAAATAATTAGAATGTTGGTGTGAATTTCCATCCCAGTTTGTCAAAGAGATTTTTACAGATGGTGTCATGAAAAAGCTTCCTATCCACTGTTTTCAGTATGGTAAAATTCTCAATCTTACATGGATGACCATGTCTCCTCAATAACTGAAAGAGGAGATATTGAACGTTCATGAAGTTCTTTCGGTCTAGTTCTTCTGGTTTGTCTTTCCCATGTATCTCATCATAGAGAGATACTAGCTCTTTAAAATCGTCGATGATGAGGTCTTCAAGATGACTTATATCGTCAACTTGTTTATTTGTTAGGGTTAGGTATATGAGATTGACATTTTCGTAATGTTTAGTATGTTTCAGTTCTTTGAGAAACATCATGATATGATTGCGTGTAATTTTAGAATATCTGATGTGATTTACATCTATATCGGGGATGAGTCTATATGCTATGAACTTAACATCCAGGTCTTGATATAGTTTTTCTGGGATTTTACAATTCTGTTTGCCCTGGTATTGCTTAATGCAATCTTGAAAGTGGAGAATTCTATTGTAGATGAACTTACCCACGATGTTAACACGGGTATAGTCCTTGTGAGTGTTGCCTGTTTCAATTGCACATTGCTGGGTAGAGCAATTGAGGCATGTCTTCCTATTGAAGTCGTCTATTTCGAATTTCTCCTCTTCTGTATTCTCACATGATGGACAATACATTCCTAAATCTATGTTATCTACCTTTTCAGGATTAGCGGGTATATCAATATCCGTCCAGTCTTTTAACTTGACTAGCTGCCTGACGATATCTAAGAATCTTACTATCAGCTCATTCTTTTTTCTAAGAATGGGTAGATTGTCTTCCTTGACGTGTGAGATTGGTTTTTTGAGGATGCTTGTGTATTCTTCGATGAGTTCGTGAGTACGTGTAAAGAAGAGCGAGCGAGAAGTCTTCTTTTCATGAGATACAGTATACCTCATATTCTTGAGTTCTTCATAAACTCCTTCGTCCAAGTGATACGATGTATCTAATAGGAGTGCATCGATGAGTTGTATCTTCTCCTCGTTGATTTTTTCTTCTTTTTCCAGTCTCTTCAGAACTGATGAATTGAGAGACAAGATATTTATCGACATCTTTTCATTAATCCCGAGACGCTTGTTTATCTCAATACAAAATATACGTACCGTAATTAGGTCTAGTCATCTACACAGTATATAGAAAAGTTAATCATTCTTTTCAAGAAGAGCTTCCAATCTCGGGCGTACGTCAAGTTCGAGTTCTCTATCTTCATATGATTTACGATCTGCGAACTCGAATGCCTTGACGTTAATGCAATTGTCGGGTTGCGATGCGTACACCTCTGGGTGATCGTCTATAATATATGTCCTGTCCATGTTGAAATTAAGAAGTTCAAACTCATCTTTCAGGATGTTCAGTGCTTTCTGTGTATCCCGAAGATGTCTTGATCGTTTACAATGATAGGAGAAGAGAACATAATCTAGTTGTCGTTTAGGATACCCTTTGAGGATGAATTCATCTATGATAAATAAAGCATATGATTTAGACGCGGCTGTCCATACACTGACGTTGAAATTATCAAAAAGAAAGTCTAGGAACTTCTGAAGCCCTGGACGTTCGAATACTTTATATGCACCTTCCATGTTTTTCCATCTGAATTGTTTCATTCTTGGTTTGAAGATAGGTTTTTCTTCATGTTTAGCAAGGGAGCTAATCAGGGTATTGTCCAAATCGAGAAGAATATTAAAACGTTTAGGTGTCTTATTTTTATTTGTTGTTACCTTATGCATCATTTTTGTAAAGGATTGAAAAGATCTAACTCCTTTACTATTGAGATTTTCTAAGGCTATTTAAAAATGAAAAGAATATTCCTTTTATTTGTCATTATTGTAATAATTCTATTTGCTTTAGTGTACAGGGTTTCATGTGATAAAACTAAAGCTCTTAAAATGGAGTTACTTCGCGAGACTCAAAATGAGTCTCGCGATCTTGAATTGCTCGTTACGGAATGCAACGAATCATTAGGAAAAATAGATGAAGAGATTTCAAAGCTTCGACGTATCATTATCGAAAAAAAAGGCGAAGAGCTAGAAACGTGCAAAGACGAATTCGACGCCAAAATAAACCTATACAAAATCCTATATGGGGCGGCTTATAATCGAGCCATAACCGACGCCCAAATAGTCGAATTAAAGAGATCTGTAGGCATCACCACATTATAGGACGATTTGAATAAAGGTCTTTAGCGATTATCCCAGCAAAATAAAAGATGTATCATGTCAAAAAACCAATGCGTTACGACGCTAAAGAACAACCTCTTAAAATGGCCAATGGACCAATGTCGGTTGATGAATGTAAAATCTACATTCATCAACATATAATTCCCAACGTGAGGTACAGATTTTTAGAAAAAGACACTGCTGGAGATATTGAACAATTCAATTCATCAAGAGTACGCGAAGATTTACATTCTAAACCCGAACCTTCTTTCAGTGATAATATCTTTGAAAAGATACGAACCATTCCTCCATCTAAGATTTGGCACAAGAACAGGGATCTAGATTCACGAGCTATAGCCAATACTTTCAAGTATATTTTCTACAAGTTCAAGAAAGGCGTTTTCATACGCATCGCAAACAACCAGCTCCAAACATTTCTCCCATTCGAGAATATGCATTACAAGAACGAGTTCGGTCATATCCTTAAAGTGGACCCCAGGCACGGATCGGTACATAATTTCATAGATCATGTATCTGGTCTGCTTGGGTATAGATCGAATAAGCAGACCATAAAACCATTTGATGAATGGGTAGCTAATAATCCTCTCGTGCGATATGAAGACGAAGATAATACGTTAATTGCTGCTTCGTCTGGTAACAATAAAATTACTTTGTTTGACATGTTCAATACTCTTTGTTCAGAACGAGAAGTCCCGAATATCGAGTTTTTCATCAATAGACGTGACTATCCTCAAATGAAGGTGGATGGTACCGAACCATATAACCATATTTGGGGTAGCAAACACCACCCCCTTCAATCTCACAAATACGACAAGTACGCCCCTATCCTTTCTGGATCATCATCCAAGATGTATGCAGATATTCCGTTTCCCACGTACGAAGACTGGGCAAGAGCAACTTATCAGAAGACTGGCAATGTCTTTCCTAACGCGTGCAGAGAATACCCGGATATAAAGCTTACTCCATGGTCTAAGAAGATCAATAGAGCTGTATTCAGGGGGGCTACTACGGGGGCAGGGGTTACGGAGGAAACAAACCAGCGTCTCAAAGCATTCGAGATTGGTCTGAAGAATAAAGACGTTCTTGATATTGGGGTTACTAAATGGAATTTGAGACCTCGTAAGCTTGAAGACTCTCAATATCTTCAAACCATTGAGAGAGGAAAGGGTAATTACCCGAGAGCAAATAAACTCGATCTTCAAGATCAGAGTCGTTACAAATACATCCTTACTTTGGAGGGACACGTGGCTGCATATCGCCTGTCCTACGAATTATCGTCTGGGTCAGTTATCCTGTTAGCATCATCTCAGTGGCAAATATGGTACTCTCATCTCTTGATACCATACCAGCATTACGTACCCGTCAAAGAGGACCTCAGTGATCTTCTCTCTCAGATTGAGTGGTGTAAAACTAATGATGAGAAATGTTCAAATATAGCCAAGAACGCACGTCTTTTCTACGACAAGTATTTAGGTATCAAAGGGATCTTAGACTTTCTTCAGAAAGAGTTGTGGGAATTGTCGGCAAGGACCAAGCCGTATACGTACTTGCCGGATCTTACGGTTTGGGTCGTAGAAGATGAGGAACGTCAGTTATTTGAAGAATTGAGGGGTGATGTTTCCGATTCCAATGTCCTCGCTTTCACGAACGATACATATGGCTATCGAATGCCCGATGGTCCGAGATGTGTGGGTTCGTTAGATGGTATATTGAAGGTAATGAGGTCGAAGAGCATAAACGATCTTCGATGGAATGAGACAATTTTTAATAACGTCAACGGGAGAATCGATCGCTTCACGGTTAATGGTGTCAAGGTTGTAGGGAAGAAGGCAAATCACAGAGGCAAGACTCTCGAACATATTCATGAGAGCTACATAGGATTGAAAGCGGTTAATAAAATGGTGGCCCGCGCACCCAATTTCGTGTATGTCTTTGGACCACTTAAAGATGCCCAGGATATGGTGTTCGTGGAATACATTGAGGGTATATCACTCATTAATTGGCTTAAGTCAAGCCAATATAACTTTAAGGATTTTCTTTCAATATTGGTCCAACTCAACCTAGCACTATCAGTTGCTCAGAATTACATTGGATTCATTCACTATGATCTTTATCCTTGGAATGTTATGATTCAATCAGCCAAGGATGCAAAGTACATCAATGATGGCAAAGGTAACATGTTTCAATACTTCCTTAATTTCCAAAACGACCCCCTCACGAAAAAGAATACTCAGAACATTGTGTCTATCAAGCCTAATATTGTTCCTGTGATGATAGACTACGGAAAATCTAGGGCTATTGTTTACGAATCCAAACATGGAACTGTTGATCACGGGTTTGCTAACTTGTTTCAACAGAATTCAATAGTGGACACGTTGACTATCCTCTACGGATCACTGAACGTGTTGAAAGATGTTAATCGTTTGAAGGTTAATGAGTTGAAGTTACTCGAGTTTCCAAAACGGCTCGGTCTTGATTCGTACAATGATACAAAGCGTTGGGGAAAATATGGAGCTCTTTTTAATTTCAAGTCCAAGACTAAGACAGGATCGTCTGCTGTTCCCAAGAACTTTGTAGATTTTGTCATGAGCTCATTCAAATCTGAAGCACCCGTTCTACAACGGTCTCCTGAGATTACATATCCAATGGAGAAAGGAATTAACCCAGTCATAACCAATGGATTCATGAAACATGGTGATAAAAATGAAGCTTTGTTAGAGATGATCAAGCATATTGACAGATCCAGGCCTCCTAAAAGCGATGACCAATTCTTTCAACTTGTCATCATGAACATGCTGCATAGAAAGATTGAGTCTATTGATAACGAAATGTTGCTTGGATCCCCCTATATCAATTCCAAATGGAATATTGTGAGGAAATTCCTCTTTACTAAACCATTTGTTTATAGTTCAATGCCAGAACTTGATTTCCCAAGTCCTATCGCTGTATATCTCGATGATGAACTGACTCCAGATTATCTGAAGAGACACATGACAGAAGTTATCCCTCATGAGGATTGGATGATGACATGGTTGTTGTGTTTGGAGGCGTTCCTGTTTGGGGCGGTAACTAACGAAGGAGACTATGGACGATTTATTCAACTGAACGGATTCTTGTATCACAATGCAGTTGCAAGCAATAACACACTACTCAAACTCAGGAAGATGTTACTGGTAAAAGAGAGTAACTAACTGGTCTAAGCAATTGAACTGTGAAGAAAATGTCTAATAACACACTTTCAGGACTCGCATATGAGTTGCTTACACATGCTGTTCAAAATATTAACATAACAGTCAATCTCAGTGCTAAAAAACAAATCACTGAATCACATGCTGAAGAAAACGTATCAGCACCATCCGATGACCAAGTTGCTGGCCCTTCTGGAATCAATACAACAACTGATACTAACTCAGGAGAAATCGTGAAAGCCGATCTAGTTCGACTGATTAACGATCTAGAGAGTGTATCTACAACCCTGAAGAAGATTAATAATAATTTAGCGGGGCATAATAACACAGAGATGTTCTTCATGCTTAAAAACTTTGATAAGATTTTGAATTCGATTAAGATGGTGTTGAACGCCGTTTAAAATTCTGTATCCCTCAAGGGATACAGAATATGACTGAGTAAAAATTGAAAAAATGCTTGTAATACGTATATAATAATATTAATAACAATGGAATTGAACAGTGTGTTCAAACTCGTGACCAAATCTGGTTACAAATCTCTCGATGTCGTGAAGAGATCTATCCAACATTACGCGCGTCTGGGTATGCCCATGAAAATGCTTGAAGCAGTTTATGAGATGGATGCTTTCGAAACATTTAGCAACTCCGAAAGCATCACAACCCAACGTGCAGCCAAAGCTATCAGAACTAACATGATAAACCGTCTCAAAGTTATATTATTTGAGGACGTATCATTCTCTCAGATTGACGTTTTCATTACCGTAATAGAAAAGATCAGTGAGTGGGAAGATGAAGGTAGGACTGATAAGAACACGTTAGCCGAAATTGTCTCCCTAATTGTCCATACCAAAAAGCTCAGGTTGCCCAGTTGGCTGCAATCCAACTACGGCTACAGTGATGAATGTAAAATAGATAAGAATACATTCTTGAACGGTATTGACAACCAGATCATTAGTTGCATTGAATGGATTTACTACAACGACGAAGAAGCCCTGAAAATGTTGAACGACAGATCGTTCTATGGAAAGGAGTACATCATACCCATGATTACCGCCGAGTGGAAGCGTCTGAAACCGACAAGGAGTAAGATCGGTAGCAACGATCGCTTCATTTTTGTCGTTGTCCCCTGGCTTTGGGTAATGTACGAAAATGACATTAATCATGACGGGGTGCTGACCCCGTCATTTAACAAAAAAGATATAAAAAAGGCTTACGTGAAAAAAGATGTCGTATTTCAAGACTACGTAAACGACAAGTCAGTTGATCTCGTTTCAAACGAAGATGTTGAATGGCTCTCTCATTTTGAAGATCTCAAGGATAATCACAAGCCCGATATACAGATCAATCTTCAGCGACCTGGAAAAATCCAGAAGGGAGTGAAACCCAAGCGTCTGAGAAGGGGTGTGATTAAGACGGATTCGATCAACGATATTAATATAGACATAAATGACATCACACTCATGCTGGAAGGTGTATCCGATGGGAAACTACCATGTGGATATTTATCCATCAAAGGCAAAGACGTGGTCATCAAGCCTATGACCAAGAGTTTAAATTACGGTATGGACTACGCCTATATCGACCATCAAAAACGCTTGTTTGGGATCAACAACCTCGACATTAAAATACGTAAGATTCCCGGTAAGAAACTCACTCTAAAGAAATCTGAAGAGCAAGATGATACCAGTAATATTGTTAAACATAAGAAATACGAATGGGAAGATAGCGATGACGGTCAAGTCATCGCTATCATGACCCTTGTGAACGTAAAGGATAATTTAAGTAAGTGTAAAACCATTCTGAAAGATAAAGACATGTATAAAGAGATGCTGAAGATTCGTCTCTTCAATGGCTTCTTCAGGACGTCTGATAATGTACTACGTAATATTTTAGTCGACAATACAAATGAACTATGGACCATTGACGAGAATGATATCTACGGCAAGCGTAAGAATATATTCAATAAAAACGAATATATGAAGAAGAGTGTCTTCCTGACGGCTGAGTTAGTCGAGAGTGTGATTGAGGAGCTTGACTTCGACACTCACGAAGAGACACTTATCGAAGAGTTAGAGAAGTACTTTCCACTTGCATCGTGTAAATACTACGAACATGAAATCAGGGAGAGAGTACTCAACTACAAACAAATCGTCATGAAAGAACTAGGTTTGAATCAATAAGGGTATTTATATTCTATATTATAATTGAACGGGATGGTCTAAATTGAGGAAACACTGAAGAGTGAAACTCCTATACCCCTGGGGGTATAGGACATTTGGGTTTACAATAGTTGATTAATAAGATATGACCAATAAAATATAAAATAAAGAAGCATGATTAAAGAAATGTATGCTTACGAATGGGTGCTTGACTCTAATCAATCACATATTCGTGTTTATGGGATATCTCACGGACTTGATGGTGTTAATAGAAATATATGCATCAGAATTGAGGATTTCAAACCGTACGCGTACATTCAGATTCCCGATGATAAAGATGACACTGTGAGAGCGATAATTGAACGACTTCAACAAATGCCATCACCCCCTATCAAAGTCGACATTCTGAAGAAGCATCATCTGTACAATTTTCAGAATAAGAAAAAGGGTTTGTCTCCTTTCATGTTCGCTTCATTTGAGACGAAAAAACAAATGCTTGATATGGTTTATCATCTCAAGAATGGCATTAATATATTGGGCAAGACTGTGCACCTTAAGGTGCATGAAACATCTGCGAATCCTATCCTTCAGATGACATCGCTTCAAGACATCCCCATGTCTGGATGGATAGAGTTCTCTAATAACCCAAAGCTTGTTCTCATGAACGATATGATGACAGCTTGCGATGAGGAGTACATCGTTCGTTGGAAGACCATTAAACGATCAAAACGCGCAGATCAGGTAGTTCCTAAGTGTATGGCGTTTGACATGGAAGTAAACTCTGTCGCAATGAACCAGTTTCCTAGTGACAAACCAGGCGATTGTATATTTCAAATCTCATGTGTCATCACTGAAAAGGATAAGGATCGTCGAAAAATCCTTCTCAGTTTGAAAGCAAAAGACATGAATCTTGAAGAGTCAGAGTTGCTTGTTGACGTGAAGGTACATGTATTCGATACAGAACGGGAACTCCTTGATAATTTCATGAATCTCATTGCAGAAGAGAAACCTAATGTCATCACAGGCTTCAATATCTTTGGGTTCGATATTGAATACGCTATGAAGCGATCAGTCAGGTTCTTTCTTGCTGACGAATTTAAGCTTGTCGGTTTCAACAAGCACACACCTGCACCTATAGAGGAGGTGAGGTGGTCATCTAGTGCGTACAAGAATCAGGTCTTCAAATTCATCAATTGGGAAGGAATATTACTGCTCGACTTATTACCTATTATCAGACGCGACTACAAATTGGACACGTACACTCTGAAGAATGTAACGGCTACATTCCTAAATAACAACACTAAGGATCCTGTGACTCACAAAGACATCTTCACCGCGTGCAAGACTCGTGAAAAAATGGATGTAGTCGGTAAATATTGCGTTCAAGATAGCGATCTGTGTATCGAACTCTTGAACCACCTTCACATCTGGGTGTCTCTATCTGAGATGGCCAAAGTCTGTAATGTATCCATGTTCACGTTATACACTCAAGGACAGCAGATTAAACTCTATTCACAGGTATACAAGTATTGTTTACATGAGAACATCGTAGTCGACTCAGAAGGATACGAGGCAAATATGAATGAGCGGTATAGGGGTGCACATGTCATCGACCCCAAGCCCGGGTTTTATGAGCGAGTAGTTCCTTGTGATTTCAGTTCGCTGTATCCTTCTCTGATCATTGCTTACAACATTTGTTATTCGACCATCACGGACAAGACGATCCCGGACAGTCAATGCAATATATTTGAATGGGAAGACCATGTTGGTTGTGAACACGATCCCAAAGAGATCAATATTAAAAAGTTGAGTGAGAAGATAGATAATATTGGTAAGGATATATCCATCCTCAGAGCTAAACGCGATAATATTACCGCGATCACAGTACCCAAAGGAACGACTGTAAAGGATGCCAAGAACAAAATTCAGCTGAAAATTGACGAGATGGTACAGAAACAGAAACCGTTTAGAGAGCAACGACAGGAACTTAAGAAAACTAAGCTCGCTGATAGAGAGGATGGCGATGGTAATAAAATTAGCGGGATGATGTGTGCGAAGAGATACTACAGATTTCTCAAACCAAATATCAAGAAAGGTGTCATTCCCACCATCATTCAAAATTTACTTGATTCGCGTAGCAGAGTTAAGAATCTCATGAAGAAATGCGATAACGATGCGCAGAAAATAGTGTATGATAAAGAACAACTCGCGTACAAGGTCTCGGCTAATAGCATGTACGGAGCGATGGGTGTTAAACGCGGATACCTACCGTTCATGCCAGGAGCTATGTGTGTGACGTACGCTGGTCGTGCTACACTTGAGAAGACAGCTGAATTGATACAGTCTGAATTCAAAGGAATTCTAGTCTATGGTGATACGGATTCAAACTACGTAACATTCCCTCACATCACGTCTATATCTGAAACATGGGACTATGCGATCAAAGTGGCAGATGGTGTAACCAATTGGATTGAGGACGGTAAACGCGTATTCCCACGACCAATCAATCTTGAATTTGAAAATACCATCTACGAACGCTTCCTCATTCTCTCCAAGAAACGATACATGTACCAAGAGATTAGCAGAGACGGTTACCTCAACAAGAAAATCGGCAAAAAGGGTGTCATCCTCGCTCGTCGTGACAACTCACAGCTCGTCAGAAACGTGTATGAACAAGTGACGTCGATGATATTCGATAGGAAGACCAGAGACGCTCTGTATCAACATGTAGATAACTACGTTAGGGATATCTACGACAACAAACTAGACTATAAGGATTACGTGATCACAAAATCAGTGGGTGATTCTGACGGAATTATAAACGACACCGGGCGCATGGGTGACTATAAAGTAAAGGAACTCCCCACAAACTCTGTGGAGAGGATGAAAGTCTTGCATGGACGAGATGAAAAGGATTACTACATCTCATGTTGCCCTGCTCAGGTTCAACTGGCCGAGCGTATGAAAAAAAGAGGAGTACCTGTCGATGCGGGCTCCCGCATCGAGTATGTTGTCATTAAGAAGCAAAAAGCAGTGACGTTAGGACAAAAGATTGAAGACTATGAATACTTCATGAGACATACTAGTGTACTACAGATTGATCCTAAGTACTACGTTGATGCCATGGTCAACCCCCTCGACCAGGTCTTCAAGACAATGGGATACGGTGACATGATGAAAGAGATTAGTATCAAGTGGGATAAGATCGCGAACGAACTGGTAAAGAAGCCTATATTTGTAATTGTTAAGAATAAGACATCGCCATTCAAGAGGATTATTGAATAGTCATATACCTAAAAAATTATATATTAACAGAAAAATGGTATATAGAATGAAACATTGGTCAGTTGTGCCTCGGAGCTATACGGGTTCTGAAATGACACCCCAAATGACGTATGTCGTACCCATGACTCCTGATGCATCGGTAGCCCAAGTTGTCATGATGCAGAACAGGCAACGACTCATGTCGCGCGCAGAACATATCGATCACGACATAGATACTGCTAACTATATGGCTAAAAGTGCGATGGACGCGGCTTCAGAAGCTCAATATCAACTAAGTCAAAACCTTCTTAGTAATCAAGGAGTGATGTTTCTCGTAATTGCTTTGTTTATTGCATTCTTTATCTTCATGAGGACTAATTAATATCATGTGAATTCAAAATTCTATTACCCTTCGGGGTAATAGATTAATATGTTGGCCAGAGGACTCCATCAAGGAGGTGTATGATACCGTTCTTACATATGATGTCACCTGCTACTAATGTTTTACCCCACACTCTAATCTCACCATCTTTGAATTTTGTAACGTGCAGATTGTTTCTGGGATGATCTAGAGGAAATATAATCTGGTTGTTTGAAAGCATATCGGTTGTAATAATACCGGGTACCGTGGACATTTTGAGGATCTGAATGGAGGTGTTGGGATCTAAATGTGAAAAGTCAGGAGAAAGAATACTGGGTGCAAACAATGTATAAGATCGTTCAATCGAATTATAGAAGGGTGTCTTCCCAGCATTCTTAATGATTGGTAGAAAGTGAGGTAGATTCTTTGCCACGTAGTCCAGTATAGTGCCAGGGGTTGCTACCTGGCCTTTAATGGAGACCTCGTTTGGTTCATATATTAACGTTGCTTGAGTGAATGGCCCCAAGTATGTCATTTTAAAGTCACAATCTTATTTTTACTTCAGTTATCTTTAAAGGTCCTATCAACTTATGTATTTATTCTTGATGAATAAATACATGATGAACTATATTTCATTCTTTTCGTTGTTCTTCTTTGTAAGCAGTTCGTATACAGCTCCGTTTGCGTTTCCGTACCGATATCCTACTCATACCGAGGTTATATATAACCAAAACATTACCATCAGTTCGCAACCTATCACCGAATCTGACCTCTTCATTGAGAGAGGTGTACTTGAATATCTTGTGAACACCAATTTCTTCAAGGCCAAACATTTTAGGCAATGGAACCGACTATCCCGATTGCCTATTCTCACTCCTAAACAGGCTATCAATATGATGCGTATTAAGAAGCGCGAAACAAATGCCCTTCGCAAGTTCCAAAAACAGAATGGCATGCCACAGACGGGAATCATCGACACACCTGTAATCAGAATAGTGTTCCCGATCACATGCGGTACCCCTGATTACATCGATGAACCTTTCAATGATGGTTTTGGAGACTACGACGACGTTATCACTGTCAATTCAAGCACCCAGGGTGTTTTAAAAAAAACATAACCCCTCAACCTTACTCAATTGAGGGAGGTAAATGGCCCAAAAATAATATCACTTGGATTTATCTCAATTCTACTCATTACCAATCAAACCAAACAGGTTTAATAAACCAGACTGTAATGCGTCAATTAATTTATAACGCTCTTCATGAATGGGTACAGTATACCCCGTTAACTTTCACAGAGGTTTCGATTGTTGATCAGGCGGACATAAAGATTTCATTTCAGAAGGGTGATCATTTTGACTTCTACCCGTTTGACGGTATAGGTGGTACGCTTGCACATGCATTCTTTCCACCTGATGGTCGTGTGCATATTGATATAACTGATGATTGGAGTAATACAGCTAAAATATTCAGGGTCTTAATACACGAGTTTGGACACACATTTGGTCTTAGGCATAATCCCAACATGACGTTGGTTGATATTATGTATCCCGGTTACAACGACTTCCTTAATAATATAGGACCTGATGACATAGCAGGTATCCAATTCTTGTATGGTCAGAAACCGAACACTACTACTCCTAGAACTACTACTAGAACTACTACTAGAACTACTCCTAGAACTACTCCTAGAACTACTCCTAGAACTACTACTA